AATGGAAGTCCTACGTCGGCCAATGCTTGAGCGGTCCCTTTGTCACAGGGATACCGTTCCAAGCGCGGTACAAGGAAGTGCTCAGTGCTGGCAAAGTCAGGCCTTTGATTATCTATGATAAGGCTATTGACATGCTAGCTCCTTTGCACAAGATGCTTTACAAGCATCTTTCCAGGCAATCCTGGTGCCTTGTCGGACCACCGACGGCGGAGAAGATATCATCTGTCTGTAGGTACAGATTTCAGACTAGCATTGACTTGGTCAGTGCTACTGACAATCTGTCCCTCGAATCCACAGAGGCCATCCTCGGTTCACTGCTTAGTAAGTGTGAACGGGTTCCTGGCGGCATACGTGAGCTTGCTCACTTGTCGCTCAGGCCCCTAGTAACAGTGAATGGCGTGGTCGAGGGCGAAGTGACCCACGGACAGATGATGGGAGCCTACCTTTCCTTTCCTCTACTCTGTCTGCAGTCTTACCTGGCAGCTCGCTGGGCTATGAGAGGCCATAAGGCCTCTTATTTAGTCAACGGCGATGACTGCCTGGTGAGCTCAGATGCTTACGTACCTTCTGATTCTTATCCTTCCGGATGGAAGCTTAATGAAAAGAAGACTATACGAAGCGAAGTGGTAGCCGAGGTCAATTCGACTGCTTTTCTGAGTGGAGGAGGTAAATGGCGCGAGGTGCGTCATTTGAGGAGAGGAGGGTTTCAGACCGATTTTAAAGGGATGATGCATGCCGCTAGCGCGGTACGCTTTTCCCGTGAGTGGACGGACGCTTTCGTCCGCTCTCGAATCGGAAAGAAATGGGGTTTTCTACCTCACCAACTTCGGCTTCATCCTAAGTCGTATCCTGCCTTTTGCAGGACACGGGAGATGTGGCATCGGCTTTTCACGCCTTTGCCGCTCGCCCCTTCTCAGGATAGGAGTCCGGAGATCCTCGGCTTACGTAGGGCTTTGGATCCTGACGAACGGATTGCTTTTACTGCTTGGCAGTGGCAAAACGGTCGGGATGGTGGTAGAAAAAGGGACGTTTATTCACCTAGCGTAGGTGAATTACGTAGGACATACGCATACAGGGTTGTGAAGCCCTGGTCTCGACTTAGCTACGTGTCTAAGTTAGCATCGTTAAAATACGATGATGCGTATGGAAAGGTAGAGGGCGATATGCAGTTCGTTCCTGACGAATACATATCGTTAAGAGAGATGCGTGCCATTAGGGAAAGGCTTTGCTTTTTCCCACAGGTTGATGGCTAATTCACATCGGTCTCTTGGCGTCCCATAGTTCTGGCAACAGGATTGTCGCGGGGCGAACGACGTCACATGCTGATAAGCAAGCGATAGTGAGGATCTCTCCTCCGCCGGTACGTTGGTCCCTGCTCCGAATCTGGGGCACATCAGCT